TGCTCGTGCTTTACCTTGTCGAGGTATTCAAGAGCCGCCTTCGTCTCTCCGTTGCATTTGCCGTTTTTTAAAGCGATAGCGTTAGCTTTTGACAAGGCGGTGACGGCGGTCAGAGTCTTGACTTGGAATATCTCATACTTGCGCCGAGCTTCCTCGCGCTCCTTTCGCTCCGCGTCCTCTTTATCCATCCGCTTCTCTAAGCGATGGAAGCAAAGTTTTACGATGCAGCCGACAACGGCGGAGAGGAAGCCTGTAGCTCCCAGAATAGTCCAGAATGTTTCCATCGGTTCACTCCTCCTTCACCATCCAGCTGAGCGCGTACATTTGCGCGCTCGTGAGTTCGCCGCCGTAGAATACTTCCGGCGCGACTCGCATCACCTGAACGTCGCAAGTAAGATCAGAATACGGCGTGAGCGCTTCGTTGAAGGCTTTAGCCTGCGCGGGCGTGAGATTGTATCTGTTGTTCCCGGCATCGGTGCCGTGCTCCTTGAGAAGCTCGTCTCTCTTTGCCGCGTATTCTCTCAGCTCGTTCGTCAACTTGCGAAGATTTACCGCGATGGCATAGCCGAGCAGCCCCTTCTCATTCCTTGCGTCCGACAGCGTTGATACACTGTCGAACATCTGAGCATTTGTCAATATCATATTTTTCTCTCCGTTTCGTTGTTATATTTTGGACACAGTCAGTCCCGTGCCGTTCGAATTGACGCTGACAAGGTATGTCCCGTCTCCGTTTACAAGGTACAAAGCGCGATGGTACGCACGCTGAAGATATACGTCATCAAGGAAGCGCGCGGACGTCTGGAAAATGTGCTTTTCATCGTAGTTTGAGCTCCAGCCGTAATTGAGGTAATAGTCAACGTCGTAGCCGATGCCGGCGTTGGACGGGTGCGAAAACATGATATAGCTGCCCGCCTCCTCGATCCTGAGCGAGATGCCTTCGGTGCTCGCGCCGCTCCAGTATTTCGTGTTAATCGTGCCGCAGAGTTCGTTATTATAATAGAGTTTCAAGCTGCCGTCGTTCAGTTCGGTTTTAAATGACCCGTCGATGGTGATGATTTCACCGTTGACGATCGCGTCCTCCACGGTCAACTTACCCGCCGCTGTCAGCTGACACTTGCTGCTGTTAATGATAAGCGTGCCGCTGTTGAAGGTTATCGTGCCTGCCGAGATGACGACTCCTGTCGTGTCGTCTGCGAAGGCTTGACGCACGCCCGAGAGGTCGAGCTGCTGAGTCGCCTTTGCTCCGTCGACCGTCAGCGTGATGTTAGCCTTGCCGCCGAGTCCGCCGTTGACTGTCAAAGAGATACTGTCCGCGAGCTGCGTGATCTCCGAGTATATGAGGTTCTCCATCGCTGCGAACGCCTCCGCGTTCTCGACATTTGCCAAGATGACCGCTTCTCGTTTGATGCGCTCTCGATCCGTGCTTTCCTGACGACGATATATCGCGTCCGCACCGGTAAGGCTCGCTTGCGTTTTGCCGAGTGTGATGCTTCCGCCGTCGGGGTTAAGCCAATCGATCGTCTGATCGGTCAGCTGGAATTCGTCATCTACCGCATGCGGCCTGCTCACGACAGGAATGAGATCGCCTTCCATGAAGCTGTCAAGCGTGCGATCTATGCGTGACAAGTCAGCCGCGGAGAGCTGCAAGGAAGTGAGTGCGTTCCTGTGCTCGTTGAGCCATTCTCTCGCCTTCGTGAGAAGGTTCGCCGGCTCGGTCACATCGTCCCACGTCATCGTCGCCGTGATAATGCCACGCAACGCGACAGCCGCGTCGTCTTGGATGTAGTCCTTACCTCCGTTCACGCTTTCGATCGTGAGTCGAACGCCGCCCCCGAGCTGTGCGCCGTAAGGTATGATCGCTGTCGCGAGTTCAGGGCTTTGTCCTGAACGCTCGAAGGTCAAAAGGTTCTCGCCGAACTCGATGGGCTGATTGTTCTTTCGACCGACCGTCGCGAGCCAATGAACTGCGCGACCGCCTTTGCTGTCGTCGCTGAAAGTGATATATCCGCCGCAACGTTCAACCAATTCATCGACGAAAGCGCCGAATTTCTTAGCATCCGAGCTTTCGAGACGGACATAATCGTTCGGATCGGTCACCGTGACCTCGCCGAGCGTGAAACGTTTGAACTCATCAACCGAAGCGTTATACTGCGCGAGCGCGTCCGCGAAGATGTTTCTCGGTGTGTCCTGATACAAGTATGGACGGATGATGGCATCGTTGAAAAAACATCTCTCGCCCTCGCACAAAATAGTGCGATTGTTGAAAAAATCGTCAGACGGGAATAACGCTCGCCCGCGAAAACGACGCACGCCGTTTTCTTTGAGGTCTATTATTGTCTTGTAACTTATAAAACTGTTATAAAACGGGTGATCAGGGGGCATGACGATTTCCGCCGTGCCTCCTTTGTTAAGTCCCCCGGTAGTTTTCAAACCTACCAATCTACGACTGTCATGCCTGTTGCTATATACGAGCCTTCCGTCTGCGTATAATTCAATCATTCAAGCACCGCCTCTCTATATGTGATGCAAATCGTTCCGCTTCCGCTGTACTTGATGGGCGTTTCACCAGACAAGAGGTAAAGGTCCGGCAGGTCGTAGGTGCCCGTGCTCAGCGCGTATGTAGTCGTGCCACACTCGATAAGCACGGACGAGCCTGTGACGTCTACCGTCGGCATAACGGGCATCCGTCCGCTATTGCGGAGAGTCGCGACCTGCTTTGACGACGTAGCGCTCAACACTACGACGGTCTCATCGCGGTAATACTTCCACGGCTCGCAAATTGCTGTCACGCTCACAGAAGCATGCGCGAGATCGTTGTATAGGAGCGTCACGCGAACGCGTCCAACGACGAACAAATGCGGATCGTCCGGGAGTATTATCTCCCACTGTCTGCCGTCCAAGGCGTTGATCATGTCCGCGATCCAGCGTTTGCGCGTCAAGCGATCACCTTCGGAGCATTCGAAAGTCGCGGTCAATTGTCTGCTTTTATAAACGGGCTCACCGTCAGACAGAGCCGTGCTCATGTCAAGCGGGCCTTTTGTCCTGCCCGGTATATCGATGTAGGTGGTCGCCTGCTCTGCAGGTGCGAACTCCCACCCAGTGAGAGTCCACACCTTTGAAGTGTCATACGTGCCGATTATAAATCCGCGTTTTTTCATTTACAGAGCCCCCCTTGCTGCCAACGCGCGACGTTGACCCATAGCGGCATCATACCCGCCGACGGTCGAGCCGATCAACGTCTTGCCGTCGATAGTCAGTATCTGACCGCGTTCTATTGCTGCGAGTATTTTGTCGAGTTTGTCGAGCATGCCGGTTTCAATGTTCGAGACATTCGGCGCCGAGAATGTGTGGTTGAGTCGACGTTCAAGCGTTACGCCGTTAAGGTTGTCCGCTTCGTCGAGCATTCCCTCGGAAAGTCGACGCATCGCTTTGAGCGGTGTATTTTCCCCGTCTTCGATACCGACCGCGAGACCCTCGGAAAGCATCTTACCCATCCACGCGGTCTCCTTAGAAGGCGACGCGATGCCGAAAAGCTTCTTGATGAATTTCGTCACATTGCCGACCCAGCCTTTGATCTTATTTTTGATCCATGTGTACGAATTACTGATGCCTTTCCAAAGCCCCTGCACGAGGTTTTTGCCCGCGCTCTTCATCTTTTCCGGGAGTTCTTTTACTTTGTCGACCACGGCTTTGACGAGTTTCTGTACGGCTTCTTTGCCCTTCGTTACGAGTGAAGCGCCCCACGAAACGACCTTCCCGAGCGCATTTGAAAGTATATTCCAAAGAAGCGAGGGTATAGCGCCCAATACGCTAGTGATCGCTTTAAGGATCGATGGCAAATTCGTGAAAAGCGCGCCTACTATTTTCGGTATAGCCTTGATCAATTCCCAGAAAAGCTTCACCGCCGCAGAAAACAACACCGGAGCCATTTTCGATAATTGAGTGACGACGGTGTTCACGATGGTCGGTATTTGCGGGATAAGCGCGTCAATTATGATCGGGATGGCGTCTATGATGGCGTGAAGCACCTTTATCGCTCCGTCGAGCAAAGCAGGCATGTTGGAAATCAATCCGTCGATCACGGTATTGATGATTCTCGGGATTTCCGGGACGAGTGCCTGAATTATCATCGGGATAGCTTGCACGATGGCAAGAAGGAACGTCACCGCGCCGTCGATCAACTGCGGGATCGCTGCGAGCAATCCGTCGATGATGGCGTAGACGATCGGTGGAATCGCAGCCACCAACGGGGGAATGAGCAACGGGATCGCGTCAAGAATGGCTAGCAATAATTGAAGCGCGCCGTCTATCAATAACGGAATGCCGGTCACTAAAGCGTCTACCAATCGAGGTATCATATCGCAGAACGACCGCACAACCAAAGGAATGGCCTGAGTCAAGCCGTCGAGGATGGCAAGTATGATCTGAACGCCGGTCTCGACGAGCTGCGGAAGCATAGAAATGAGCGAAATCGCCAAATTTGCCACAAGCCCCATGCCGACCTTGACGATGGCAGGCGCGAGTGATACGACCTTATCGAGCAAGTTGCTGATAAGATCGGAAACTTTACTCGCGATTTCAGGCGCCATGCTGTCGACCGTCGAAACGAAGCCTTCCATGCCGCCGCCCGATTCATTGAGCTTCGTAGTGAATTCGGTCAATAAATCGGTTCCCGCGTCCGTCATCATTTGCAACTCTGGCACCAACACAGAACCAAGCGAATTCTTCGCCGCGCCTGCGCTGCCTTTGAGTCGCTGGATGCTGTCATCGAAGGAGCCGAGAGCCGCGAGAGTTTCCTCGGACATGACCGCGCCAACGTCATGCGCTTCTTGCGAAAGCTCATTCATTCTCTCGGAACCTGCCTCGATCAGCGGGTTCAACTCCTGAGCCGATTTGCCGAGTATCTGCATCGCCAAAGCGTCGCGTTCGGTCTCGTTCTCCATTTTTCCAAGCGCGTCGATGACTTCCCAATAAACGGTCTCGCCGTCACGCAAAGATCCGTCTGAATTTGTCACCGCAACGCCTAGCTTTTGATACGAATCCACGGCGAGCTTTGTGCCTTCTTGCGCCGCCTTCATCGATTTGATATTCTTGGCGTGGCTCTTGGTCAATGTTTCGACGCTTACGTCAACGAGTTCCGAAGCGTATTTGTACTCTTGGAGCTTGTCGGTAGATATACCGGTGACAGTGCTCATCGTGATTATTTCATCCGCATAAGCCGCCGCTTCTACGGATGCTTTACCCATGCCCGCAGCCGCCGCGCCTGCCGCGGTCGCTATACCGACGAGCCCTGCCTTGAGTCCCGATTTGAGCGTGTCGCCAAGCTTGCCGCTCGCCTTGTCCGCTTTCTTCGCTTTGTCCGCGAAATCGTCGAGCTCCTTGCCGGCTTTATCCGTCGCCTTCTCGGTGTCTTTTATATCGTCTTTTGCATCGTTGGACTCGTCGCCCAGCTTGTCGATCGCGTCTGCGGTTTCTTTCGCCGCCTTTTCATAGTTGTCGAGCTTGCGCTCCGTGTCCATGATTTCACGCTGAAGCGCGCGCACCTGATCCTCGGAGACCTCGCCCCGTTTGAATTGCTCCTGCACCTGCTCTTCAGCTTTTTTTAATGTTTTGAGCCTTTCGGCTGTGTTGTCGACCGCCTCGGCGAGCACCTTTTGCTTTTGTGCGAGGAGCTCCGCGTTGCCGGGATCGAATTTTAGCATTTTATTTATTTCACCGAGTTCTGAGGATAAATCTCGGCTTTTCTTGTCAACGCTTTCGAGAGCTTTGCCGAGTTTGGTAGTGTCGCCACCGATCTCGACTGTCAAGCCCTTGATTCTATTTGTCGCCATGCACGGAGTCCTCCTTCCTTGTTTTCTTGCGAAGTGCCGGACGATCGGGTTCTGTTTGTTCCATTCTCCAGGCGTTATCCAAATATTCTTCTCCGCTTTCGCTGTTGCTCAGCCAATGAATGAAAGCATCGCGCCGCCAGGTTAAATATTGAATAAATTCAAGCTGTCGAACTTCGTGAAAATTCAATCCGGTATAATCGGAAACCAACTTGAGCCAAAAAGAAGTGGTTTTATATTTATGCCCGCCCGCTCTATCAGGAACATAATAGAACGGGATCGTCAGTTTTTTGCTGCTTTAATTTCATCGATGAAATCCATGTAAAGGCTATAAAAAACTATAACGTCTACAAGTTCCATCTTGTACTTTTTACGAAGCTCTTCACTCGTGACAATGATGCCGCTTACGTTGCAATTGATGAGCTCCGTCATAAGGTCATACATCGCATTGATGCCTTCGTCGTTGCCCTTGCTTACTACTTCCTTGATCTCGGAAGCGGTTGTCTGAAGTCTTTCGATGAGCGCGACGGTGGGCGTGCATATAACGACCTTTGTCTGCGCATCGTCTTTCAAAGTGATTTCAAGCTCTGGTTTATCGTAGCTGTTGAAGTCAAATGTTTTACGCATTTCACGTTCTCCTTATGTATAAATTAAAAAGCGAGGAGCGGGCGCTCCCCGCCTTTTTTGCTTAGGCTGCAGTAATCTCTTCGATAAGCTCAACGAGCGTTCCGTCGGTATCGTGAGGTATCGCCTTGAACTCGGGCTCGATGGTTGTGCCCGCGTCGGCAGCGAAGCTGAGTGTCGCGCCTGCGGTGTTGCGTCCTTTGATAATTATCCAAAGGTTGCCGTCCTTCTTGTCCTCGTGAAGGAAGCAGATCGCGTAGTATGCGCCCTGAGCGTTACCTGCGCCACCTATCTTCACGGTGCGCTTGCCTTCCGCCTCGGATACTTTGCAGCGATCGATGAGGTTCTTGAGCGTGTTGCCGTTCCAAGTGATGAGACCGCACTTAAGAACCGCTTCCTCGTTGGTGGTGATGACCTTGGAAACGTAGCCAAGATCGTCTTTCTCTTCGTAGGTCTCTTCGGTGTACTCAAGTGACGCGCCGCCCTTGATATATCCGAGGAGGTTCTCTTCCTTGCAAAGAGTATCGACTGTGGGCATCGCATCCGCGAAAGCTGCGAGGTAAATCTTACCGGAGCCCAGCGTGATGTTGGTCTTTTCTCTCTTACCCATGACTTATTCTCCTTTAATTTTTTTCGATGTGTGAAAATTCATATATGACTTGATACCGCTGCGCATCAGTCAGCCAGTATCGCGCCTGTTTTGTCCACTTGATTCCGCGATTATTGAGCTCCGTTTCGAAACTTTTCTCCGTTTGCGGATCAGGTTCTGTCTCGTAAAACTCAACGGAAATATCGTGCGTGAAAATTCGATTGACTTCGTCCGGGCCGTCAGCGGCCACGTCGTCAAAATAAACCGCGTAGGTCTTCGCTGATGGCGCTCGCACGAACTGAATTTCACGAAAAGGAACGCCGACAGCGGTCAATATTTCATTGATCATTTTGTAAGCGCCTCCTGTATTTCTTCTTCGTATGCGGGCAACACTTCATCAAGCGCATTCTGTAAAAATGGATTGCCGGGTACTCGGCCTCCGTTTGGCTTTGCATGCCCGTGAACGAGCAAATGCGTCAAGCGATAAAACGGCGCTTTGACGTACCAAACGAAACGCTTCGCTCCGTTTGAATCGGCGACTGCTTTGCTCGCGATGTGTTTTTTGAAGTTCCCCGAATCTACCGGAGCACTTGCTTTGGTTCGTTCAACGAGCGTTTTGACCGCAGTTTCGCCCGCGTTGTTCACGCGTTCGATCACGTCCTTGTGATACAGCGTCAGTTCTTGTTCGATCGCGTCGGCGAGTTTGTTTGGTTTGATGGTTTTACTCATACGCGCTCACCTCTTCAACGGAAGCACGTTGAACCACCAGCTCCAACTCCTGCCCTGCGCGATACGTGCGAATCACTCTATACCAAATTTCGTCGTAGATGCACAAATACTCGTCGTCGTATTCCAAATAATCCGCTAACACGAATTTGAGTTCGGGTCGAAGATTTGTAGCTTGCGCTTGATAAAATTCGGAGCGTCCGATGCTGTCGAGCCGACAAAGCACCTCGCGACGTGTTTCGTTTTTTACGGTGTACCCGTCATCATCGAGCACGCGCTTGACGAGTATCAAAATCTCATTCATCGCTTGCAGCCTCCCAGCCATAACCTTTCGCGTCTTTGAGAAAGTCTCTCAATTCAACGTAGCGTTTTTTATACTCGGCGGCTTTTGCGATGTCGTCCGTGTAGCACGATTTGCAGTACAACTTAATCGCGTTATAAATGAGCGGATCAAGTTCGTTCTTGTGAACAATGCCGTGCATTTCCAAATCAGCCAAGCAAGCGTCAATGTCCGATCGAATGTCTTCATCAAGCTTTGAATGACTGATACGAAGGCTCAATTTTATTTTTTTAAGTGTTTCATCGATCAGCATGTGACTCCTCCTTCTGATTTGTTAAGCGAGGGAGGGGAACTTCCCAGCTCCCTCGCATATAGTGTTTACGCGCCGACAGTGTACTTGATGAAGCCGTTCTTGACGATTACGCCAGAACCAAGCTCAACGTCGCCACGAATGGTATCCATGAGCTTATCGAACGCGAAGTCCTCGGAAACCTTAACCTCGTAGTCCGAGAAGAGGTCAAGCTCGAGAGTCTGAGGATCGCCGTAGAACATCTCGCCGTTGGTGAGATTGCTGTTGATGCAGTAACGAACGGAAAGACCGCCCTCGCGGATCACACCAGTGTTGCCGGATGCGTCGGGAGTGATTTCGTAAAGAGCCTTCTTCTCGTTGGTTCCACGAACGTCACCGAACGCCATGAGATCTGCCTTGGTGAGGAAGAGCATCGCGCCGCCCATGATGGACTCGTCATTGCCATAGCTGAGAGCGATGGTGCGAAGAGTCTTCGCGTCGATCGCTGCACCGGGCACTGCCTTGACGAGCTCGGAATTCTTGAGCGCTGCAGTTACGACCTGCGCGGCCTTACGACGAAGCGCGATCATAGCCTGCTCTCTTACCTTAGACGCATACTGAAGAGTGGTCTGCTTCTTTGCCTGCTTGGAAATGAAATCAAGCACGGCAACGGACTCGGGAGTGATAGTCACGAAGCCGAACTGTGCGAGAGTAGCGGTTGTAGCTGCCTCGCCCTCAGTCTGATTTGCAGCAGCAGCCGCATCTTCCTTCACGTAGGCGATCTTGTGGCTGCCCATGCCGACGCAGTTCACGATCTTGACGAGGTCGATGATGCTGGAAACCTTTGCACCGGGAAGGTCGTTGATGCCGTCAACCTTGGTGGGCTGTACGAGCTGGCCGCCTGCGATGGTGAGCGCACGCGCCTGATCAGCGTTGATCGTCATTCTGTTGTTCTTAACGAAATCATTTGCTGCTCTCTCCTCGTCGGATACCTTTGCGGGAGTAGAAACGGAAGTTCCTGCGCCTGCAGCGATGCTCTGACGGAGCGCCTTGCGTGCTTCGATTTCGTCCTTGAGCTTGTTCATCTCATCGAGGAGAGAACGAGACTCGTTTTCGAGATTGGTGAGTTCCTCACCGGTTGCAGCGTCGAGCGCTGTGTTGATTTCGGCAAGTCTTGCCTGGATTTCTGTGATTCTATCCATTTTTAATTTCCTCCTAAAGAAATATTTATTTTTGCGCGCATTTTCCTGCGTCGCTCTTCAAGCTCTGCTTCTCTCCGAGCTGCCTGGGCGATCTCTCCGTCGACCCACGCGCGAGCATTGATTTCGGTGTTGTCGTTTGCGGGAATACTAACTCCCGAAACGTCGTAAATTTTGGCGACTGTACGATGCACGATCGTGCGATTTTCTGCGTCGTAATAATAATCGCCGAGTCGGAATCGCCAACTCATCTTCGTGACCATGCCGGCCTTTACGTCGCCGTAATGATCGCGAGCGGCTTCGGTTTTGCCAAGGTCGGCTGCAAAGAACAAGCCTTCCTCGTCAGGTTCCACGATCAAGCTGCCGTTGCTGGTACGCGCAAAAACGCGACCAGAATGGTCGTATTGATAAATGATGTCACTCATATCGCAACCATCAAAACAACCACGCTCGAAACGCTCATACACGGGCTGACCGTCAGGATCGTAGTACAACACATAAGGCTCATATCGAGCCGCGTAGCCGTCCACGTAATATTCGGAATCGATGCGCTTGGCATCTCGTTCAGACGAAAAGATCGTCAACGCACGCACCTGCGCCGCATCTTTAAATTTAATCTTGCTGTCCGGTGTCATCTTCTGCTTTGTCCTCCTTTGCATCAGGATCGGGTTGTATTTTGTTCGCGTTCAACTCGTTCTGCGCCGCAGCCAATTCTTCTTGCAACGCCGCAACCTGATCGAGCTGACTGATTTCGGTATATTCCTTTCGAATGTAGCGCTTGTCGCCGTCTTCGACGTGCGGCAATTGCCAAATGTCCATGATCATATTGAGCGAAAGCACACCACGATCGAACAACTGGCTGCTGACCTGCAGCTTGTCCTGATTGGTCATGTACTGCATGCGATTCGCGCTCCACACGATCGCGTTGTTGCGTTTGCGTTCGTTCTGCGTGAACGTCATGACCGTCATCGCCTGCGAAAGCTGAATCGCGAAAGGCTCGATCTTGCCTTCGTAATAAGCCGACCAATCATCGCCGGTCGCTTTGTTCTGCAGGATGTTTTCGTTGCTTCCGAAATACGTGTAAACACGATTTTCGATGAGCTTCATTTGTTCAGGATCGACGATCTTAGCCGTGGACTGAATCTGTTGGATGTTTGAGTACGTGTTGGGGAACAACGCCAAACCGCCCGCTTCCGAGCCGAGGTTGTTTTCGACCCATTCCTTGCGTTCCTTTTCGAGATCCTTGCCCTTCGTGAAGTTGCTCATCGTCGCCATGAAACGAAAACTGGCGCTGTTTTTGATGCCTTCAGCGATGCCCTGGTTCTGTGTCGAAAGCAGCTGCAACGTAGGCTCAAGCGCGCTGTTGTCTTCGCCCATGATGTCGTTATTGTAGAGATACTTACTGATCACGCCCACGCGCGAAAGCTCGATCGCGGCCTTCTCGTTATTGCCGAACGTATAAACCAAATAGGGCTCGCCGTTCATCTCCTTGATCTCAGTCAAGCTCGGATTGATGGGATAATACCCAATCAAGCGATCGTACTCGTCAAGAACTGGAGCGATGAAACACGTGTTCTTGGTGTCGTATATCGTCGCCGCTTTATAAACAAACTGCGCCGCAGTCATGAACGGATTGGGCCGCCCGTCGAGCATCGACTGAATTCCACGACCATCCGGGCCCGCCACCTGCGGCATCAATTTGCTGCAGTGATTGGCAAATGTGTGAATACATGCTCGCGTCAATTCCATCTCGTAAACTCCGCCGTCGTAAGTGGTGAAGCTAGGTGTGTACCCGTCGAGCATGGCAAAGAATTTGCTGAGATCATGCTTCAGTTTGAATTTTCCAAAGAGCTTCTGAAATGCTCCCATCATTGCCTCCTATGCTATATTCTTTAGTTGCTCGCCGATTTGGTCATACCACTTCTGGCGGACTGTCAACGCGTCGATCACAGCGACAAAGCCGTCGATGTGACAGCGTTGATCAATTTTAATCGGTCGAATTTTTCGCGTTTCTTCGTTTTGCTTCATGCCGACATTAAGAAAATGGGCTTTGAGCAAATTGTTGCTGCCGAGCAGCAAAGTTTTGTCGCGCAGCAAACCATCGCACTCATGAATGACTGGCGTTAGGTTTTCGCCCTGATAAACGTCGTCCATGTGGAATCCGTATCCGTCCATCTGCTGCACCAAATATTGAGCGGTGTATCGGTCATAACCAACTTGAAGCGGAAGAATTTCATATTCTTCAACTAACATTTTGAACCACTCAAAACAATCTTGATATTGCACGTAGTTTTCGCCGCTCGGTTGAATCAAGCCCTGCGTGACGTACAGCCTATAAGGCACGCCTTCGCGCTCTTGCAATTCGTCGATCTTATTCGCTGGCATAAAGAACTTCACGAACGTGTGCAGCTTGCCAGCTTTTTCGATCAGTACGCAGCAGGCGGTCAAGTCGGTCGTCTGTGACAGGTCGATGCCTCCTACGCAGTAAGACGATCTAAAATCGTTCAAGTCGTAATGCTCGCCGGTCACAACGTCAACCACGTCGTAAGGCAGCCACGCCTGCGTGCTGCTTTGTTTGATGTTGCAATACTTGGTCATGAACTCGGCGCGCTTGCTCAAGCTGTTTCGTGCGATCGCGATCTCTTCCAAGAAAAAGTCGGCCGTCACACTCACGCCCATGTTCGGATTTGCCTTTTTAAGCTCTTCGATGTCGTCCCATTTCTTCACGTCGTCGATGATGTAAAGGATCGGGAGCAAGCGTCGCTCGGCACTGCTGCCGTTTAACACTGCAGTGGATCGAAGCATGAGCTCGTCATACGGCCCGTCGTTCACGTAGCCCGCCGTGCTGATCGATAAGATCATCGGCTGTTTACGCGCACCAAGCGCGGACTTCATGACTTCGTATTGTTTCAAACCTTGCTCCGCAGGCCAGCTGGCGATCTCGTCGCAGACTGTCATGTGCGGGTTAAATCCATCCGACTTTTTCGCGTTGAACGCCAACGGCTTGACGGAGCAGTTTGTATCTTCGAGATATATGTCTGATCGACGCTTTTGAGCCAAATTCATGAGCTCAGGTTCGCGCATGATCATTTTGTGGAAGTTGTCGTAAACTATATTGGCCTGTTCCAATTTAGGAGCCAAGCAATAAATTTTCGCGCCATACTCACCATCGAGATAAGTCATGTACGCGATACACGCCGACGCAAAAAGGCTCTTGCCGTTCTTTCGACCCATGACCAAGAACACCTCGCGAAATATTCGCAAGCCGTTCTCGTCCACGATGCCGAACATGAGGCTGACAGTCGCCTTTTGCCAAAGTTCGAGAGTGATATAGTCGTCTCGTCCTTCACAGTGTCGGCAAAAGGTTTCGATGAAATCGATCGCTCGATTTGCTTTTTTCGCGTCGAAGTAATAAATCTCATCCTGCAATCCAGCGACGATTTTGTCGTACAACAGCTTTATCCACTTGCCGACGACGATTTCACCGGATTGTATTTTAGAATGATATTCGTGTATGTAGCTAGAATGCGGAGTCATTTGTTCATCATCGCTTCCAAACGACTCGATTTTTGCGCGGGAGGCACAATTTCGAGGAGTTGTTTCACGATGGCATTTAGATTTTTTGTGAGGCTGATATGCACATCAGCCGCGGCCGATTTTTTCAAGCCGTATTGGTTCTCGCCGTTTTGATACGTTTCTGTCCAGCCCGACGCGTTGAGCTGTTCCTCCAAATCTTGCAAGCTGATCGTGATAAAAGCGGCGCGATCAATGAGCGATTGACAGGTTTGGAGTTTGTTAGCGTCCATTCCAGCGAATATGTTTTGTAATCTTTTCTTTTCTTCAATAATTCGATTTTCTTTTTTCGATTTCGCCATATCTACACCCCTTTCACGAGAATTTGGGAAGAAAATTAAGG